CCTGGGTCAACGTCCGCAAACGCGACGGTCTGGACGTTGAATGTCCCGCTTCCTCCTTCCGTGGGTTTCCATGCCCCTACAAGCCCGCTGCTTCCCCCGTTGTCAGTGAGTTGCAGGGTGTGGCCGGATTCGCTGTAAACGGCTTTCTCGATGATCTTGGCGTAGGGCAAAGCGTTCCGTGCGGCTTCGACAATGCGCGGGTTCGGGTCAATGCCGATGATATCCCAGGACTGCCCCATTTCCGCAAAGTAGGGCAGGGCGGAGATTTCAAGCGGCCCGATCCCGACCTCCATGATAGTGCCGCCGTATGCTCGCCGCGTGTAGGGTTCGGCAATCCATCGCCAGTTGATCCCCCATCGGCATTTTTTCCACTGTTCAAAACTGCAATGTGCGTTCATCGCTTACCCTTTCGTTTGGCGGCTTGTTTTTTGGCGGTGGTGACCTTTTCGACGCAATCCATGATGAGAGGGAAGGGTATGCCGTCCAATGGCCCACAGATGCCTTTGAGCGCGGTAGGGCATTGCGGCGGGAAGGGACCTCCTCTACCATGCCAAAAGCACGGAGCACAACCTGATTTTGCATTGATCCCTATGACGTATGGCGAGTAGCGGACCCGCAAATCTGCATCAATCACGCTGAAAAGCGCAACGGTGGGGATGCGGAGAGCGGCGGCGAGGTGCAATAGGCCGCTGTCCTGTGTCAACATTGCATCGCACGTCTGCATCCATGCCGCTGTCTCGTGCAGTTCCAGATTGCCAGTCATGTTCACAACTCCTTCAATGTCGCACTCGGATTTCCCCGGCCCGCCGAAAAGATAGACCTCCCATCCGGCTTTCAGGAACGCGGCGCAGTAGTCGCCTATTTTGCTACTGGTTCGGCACGGTGCGGAGGATCGGTCCTGGATCCCAATGCGTGGCTTCTTTCCGCGTGGGGTGGTTTCGACTTTGTTTTTCGGCGGGTAGTAGGCAGGCGATTTGTCTTTGACGGTTGCCGGGTCAATGCCGCCCGCAATCAGGAAAGCGTCGGCCATGTGATCGGTGCGGTTGAACTCGACAGCGTTTTCAAGGGTAATGATTTGACTGTACTTCCGCGCCTCTTCGATGTCGAACGGGTAGGGCTTGACTGACCGGATTCGCGGGTGAAAGCTAATCGCCTCCGCAAACATAGCCGCGCAACAAAAATCAATCGGCTTGTCGGGGTGCTGTTGGTCAAGGGCGCGGATTAGTGCCGCGCTTTGGAGGATATCGCCCATGCCCCCGGCGCGGATAATCAGGATGCCGTCGCTGCCTTGGGCGATGTCTTTCGGGTCAACCTGGTAGGCATTGGCGGGGCGGTTGCGGAGTAGTTGCACCCCGGCGTTGCAAGCGTCCATGATGTAGGTTTTGCCGGGTATCATGTGCATGACGGGTTCGTCATTTTCGGACTGGGTGACGGCGTACATTTCAGGCTCCTGTTTGCGGGGTTTCGGATGCGTCGGGTTCGATTTGATAGTGCTCGTAAATCTTGTGTCGATGCGCGGCGAAAATCTGCAAGTGTTCGCAGTCCGCGGCGTGTTCGGCTTTCTGGCTTTTGGTCCATTTGCCAGCGACCTTTTTCATGGCGGTAACCTGCTTTGAATACTCCGCTGGGGTGCCTCGAGGGATGAACCACTTCTGGACTGTCTCGCCATTGACTGATGCGGTCACGAGGGTTCGGAATAAGTCAGGGTTGATCGTGTAACGGACGATCTTTGCCGTCTGTCCTTGCGTCGGACGGCCTTCCATCGGGTCGATCACTTCGCGCTTGTAGGTTGCGGAAAGCCTGTCGTTGCCAATGACAGGAACGATGCCCGCTGTCTTGCTTGCGACTTCATAGACCTCCTGAGCGCGGGTGGCATAGGCCGCGTCAACGTATATCTTTTCTGCCTTGTAGCGGTTCGCCATTTCAAAGACGGATTTCCAATCTTCGCAGCGTTGGTAAGTCACAAGCCCGCTGTCTCCGCCGTTCGTGGAAAACCATTGCCGAATGCATAGCCAGAAGTGGTCCTTTTGAACGTCAAGGGTTGCAAGGATTGAACTCGGCACGTCTTTGTATTCCGGCAACACGTCGCCGGGAAGCTGCCCGTATTGGTAGTCCCGCACTCGGTCAATCAGTGCTTCCTCGGATGTCATTTCCGTCCGGCTCCAGTGCGGCTCGCTCCAGTACTCAGCAAAGTACACGCGCAAGGGCTGAATGACGTGGCCAGCGTTGGATTCAAAAGCGCGGCCCTTGGCTGACAGGAAACGCTTCACGACTTCGCCAAAGGTGCAGTCCGCAAAGGGGCACATAAGCGCGGTCACTTTGTAGCCTTTGCGAATGCCGTTTGGCGCGGTGTGTCTCCATCGGCCCCGGCGCACAAGGTCCATGCGTTCGGCTTCATCTATGCGGCGTCCGCTTGGTGTCTCGTAATAGGCGGATCGGGCGGCTTGTTCAAGATCCCACTCGTTGCCTGTCTTTGCCGCGTGATCCCATTTGAGGCCGTCAAATTCAAACGTGAACCATCCTTCACCGTCTGGCATTTCCCAGATAGCTTTCGTGGATTCTTGGTACAGCTTCCAGACGGGACTGTCTCCTGGATCACCGCGCCGGGTGGGGTCTATGGAGCCGCCGAAAAGGATGTGGTGAAACGGGTATGCTGCAACGCGGCGTCGGATCATGTCAACCCCGAACTCTTTATGTAGGTCCGCTTCGTCACAGTACACTCTTGCCCAACCGTCAGATTTCATCGCGGTGTCAGAGCTTGCCCATGTCGCCCTAAAATCCATGCCGGGAAACTGAATGTCGGTCTTCACCTCTTTGGAAAGTCGGTAAGCCTTCGCCGTTTCTTTTGCAAGTCTCATGCCCCGCTTCACCCTTCGATCAAGAAAGCCCAGGGTGATGTCCATGCTGCCGGAAACGTACATCGTAGGCTGTGGATTCCGTGCAATCGTGAATCGTAAATCAGTCAGGACAAGATTTTCAGAGAACCCGGCGCGGCTGCATTTGAGCGCAACGACTTCGCGGGTAAATGGGTCTTGCATTGCCTCAAGCGGTTCCTTCCAGAATGGCAACAAGTCAGGGTCAAACTTGCCTTTGAACGGCGTGTCATAGTTCGCCGCTTTTGCGTAATCGACATTCTTGCTCGCCCATTCCCAACTCTTTTCGAGCGGGTGGATCTGCAGTCCGTCTTCTATGATTTTGCGGATGTCAGATTGACAGGCCATCTTGCACCGCTTTGATTGCAAGGTCGTGAGCTTCCTGCCAGAGTGCCGCGTGATCTGGGTACTTAGCGGAAGTGTGATCCAACCATGATTTCAGCGCGGATCGAAAGTCCGCAACGAGTTGAGTGCTGGCTTTTACTACTTCCTCTTTCGGGTATAGTTCGCCCTCAATTTGCCCTATCCGCAAGTCGAGGATTTTACACTCCTTCAAAATCTTTGCCGTCTTTGGATTGCTCGGGTCGTTTCCGATTGCCTTGTTGTCCCGCCGTGCCTTGAGAAATTCCAGTTTGGAATAGGTCTTATCTTCTGCTCGCCTTACGTTGAAGCGGTTGCAAAAGTATTCGATTCCCTGCCGCGTGATCGTCTCACCTTCATACGCAAGGACGATTGCCCGCAGTTGGTCGGATGTCAGGCGTTCATCCTGCCCCTGGCTTTTGCTGCTCTCCTGTGCGGCCTTTAGGGTGCGGTCTTCGTGCGCTGTCAGCACCTTTCCGGCTTTCAGCTTTTCCGCAATGTTTTTAAGGTTCAACCTTTCCAACTGGTCGAACACTTCCGGGGCAATGTAATTGTCTGGTGTCTTGGTCATTCTGCCCCCTCCGCAGAATGGAGCGCATCGGTCGGAGTTTCACCGCCCTTGTCTGGCAGGTTGCCAGCCGTGTCAATGGTTTCACTTGATGCGCGTTTTGGGTATGGCTTGGAAAGTGGTAGTATGCGGGCTTTCATTTCTTTGTCAAGCGGCATAAGGTATTTGTGTTTTTCCCTTCCTCCGTCCCACGTTCCGTTCAAATCAGAGGCTTTGCAAGTTCCGTATTTGCTCATTGCCGTCCTTTTGTGCATAAATGATCCATCTGGCATTTTGATTTGTGCCGTGCCTCCCTTTGTTTTTCCTGCATATATCCAGTTCCCCGCCTGATATATTCCGCCGTGGTGTCCCTGCAATGGGTCAGCGTATGAGACAATAAGCCGCAATCCTGAATCCTTTGATTTCAAAAACTTCATCGCAAGTGAGGCAATTCTTGAAACGGGTGCTTCATGTTTTGAGAGGGCTATCCTGACAAGCTCACAGCATTCAACCTGATTCAATTTGTAGGGGCTTCCAATGTTGTTATTTGCACCCCTGCCAAACAAGACAACGCCTATATACCTCCCTGCCTCCCATGCACCGACTTTGACAAGCTTCCCGGCTGGCATACACCCGCTGTAATGCCAATGCTCACAGGCATACTTCGCCGCCTCATGCGTTGCCCAGTCTATCCGCAAATCACATTTGCTCACGGGCGTTAAACTCCTTCTGGCAGTGTGGGCATTTAACATTGACGGGTGAAAGTTCGTCAAGCTTGCCTTGGTCGTCTTCCGTGCCGGGTTCAAAGTTCGGCTCAAGCAAAATGTCGCCCATCTCCCCCACGTCAAACCCGGCAAGCGTCAAGTCAATCCCGTCGGCTAGGTCGCGGATTTCCAAAGCGAGCAATTCACTATCCCACCCGCCGCCGATCTCTGCAAGCTTGTTGTCAGCGAGAATGTAAGCCCTCCGCTGCGTGTCTGACAGGTGAGCAAGGCGGATGCACGGAACGGTTTCCAGCTTCAAGACCTGTGCGGCCTGGACTCGCCCATGCCCGGCAATGATGCCGTTCCCCGCGTCAATCAGGATGGGATTGCAGAAGCCGAACTCTTTGATTGACCCGGCAATTTTTCCAATCTGCTGTTCACTGTGGAGTTTTGCGTTGCGGGCATAGGGTATCAGGTCAGCGGTTTTGAGGTGTTCGATTTGCATGGTTTCAATATATCGGGTTATCGGGATATTTGCAAGTACCGATTTTTGACTTGCGTAGATAATTTCATTAGGAGAGTGAACCCCGCTGCCATTGACCCCCTCTGAGGGGTCCCATACCCCCCCCAGTTTCATTTTTTTCTGAAACATGAAACACGGGCAAATGCCCCTGTAGCGCATCGCAACCCCAAACGCATACAGACAAGCACCGCGCTCTGAA